CAGGCCCAGCCGTGCCGCAAGGTCGTTCTGGGCCGACACGGCCTCGGTGGTCGAGCCCACGAGACCGGCCAGAGACTGGGCGTATTGTGAGACGGTGGAGGCGATCGACCCGAAGAGCTGGGCCCCCTGGATCGCGACGAGGCTGTTGAGCGGGCCCCGCAGGCTCGCCACGCTGGCCTCCATGCGGCGCATACTCGCGGCGGCGCTGTTCACTCCGGCAGTCAGGCCGGACGTGGACGCGGTGAATACTGCTCGGACCTTGCCGATTGTCGAGGCCATTACTTCGCGTCCTTGCGTGGTCTGGGCTTCGCTAGGTGTTTCAGCTTCGCCAGCTCGCGGGCCATCTCCTCGGGCGTCTGCGTCGGCCGGCTCGGGTCATACGTTGGGAGGAACATGTCCTCGAACTCCTCAGAGACCTTCGCGTTCAGGGCCCGGCAGACGAGGGCCGTCGCCCGGCCGGTCCGCCGCCATTCGTTGCCGAACGGCTCGAGCCGGTAGAACGCCAGCCACCGCCTGACCTGGCGGACCGACAGGGTCCGACACAGGTCGGAGACGTTCGGGATTCTGTGGTGTGCGGCGAGCCGGTGGACGAACGTCAGCCAGGGCTCGCCCCTCAGTTTCCCTCCTCGTCCTTGACGGCCTTCTCGTCGTTCCGCAGCACCGTCTCCCACGCCTTCACATAGAGCCACATGAGGAGACGCGGGCTGGTGGCGAGGACGGCCGGGATGTCGGCGTCCTTGTATCGCCGCTCCCCGCGTTCGTCCGCGACGCAGATCGCCACCGTCCGGGCGATCAGCTCGGCCGGCGGGTCCTTGCCGTCGAGCTGCCGGTGGGCGACCGAGAGCGAATGCCACTCCTCGAACGACGGCCAGCGGAGGCGGATCGTCGACTTCGAGCGGGGCGGCGTCACTTCGATCGGCTCGTCCGCGATAGCGAGCAGGTCATCCAAGGGCTTCGGCATGTCATGCACCTGTGAACTGAAAGGTCGCCGTACCACGGAGGAGCTCGCCGACCGAGCCCTCGACCTCGAACGACATCAGGATGGCTTCCCACTCGAGCCCTCCGCCGTCGAAGTTGACGACGAGTGGAGCCTTGGTCCCGATGTCGCTCACCGCATACGGCGGGCATCCGAGCAGCCTGACCGATACGGTCCCCGGGTCAATCGCCGTACACTCCAGCTTCTTGACGACGCGGGAGTCGACGCCCGTCCCGTAGATCGTGGCGCTGACGGTGGTGGCTTCGGTGGTCACGGCCTGGGCCGGGGACGCCGTGAAGCCGACGAGCGAGCCAATCGGATTGCCGTCGAAGGAGACGGTCGACCCCTGGGACACGCTCGCCATGGTGCCCCCGTGATCAGGATCCGGCCGGGATCGACACGAAGGTCGCCGTCCCCTTCACGAGCTCGCCCACGGCGTACTCGACCTCGGCCTCGGTGCAGCGGCACTCGACGCCGTCGATGGTGTAGTTGTTGCCGGCGGTCGGAGCGGAGGAGGTCAGGAACGAGCAGGTGATCGTGGTCGTGATCCCGCCCACGGATCCGGCTCCGCTGTCCGGCAGGCCGTCGACGTAGACGCGATTCGATCCGGCCGGCAGGTCCAGAGTCGAGGCGTCGAGCCGGTTGCTCGAGCTCGTCGGGTCGGAGCCGACCTTCTTGATCTTGACGTTCGTCAAGTCCGAGACCGGCATCGTCGGCGTGTTGCCGTTGGCTGGCGTTGGCATCAGCTACCCCCCGGGGCCTTGTAAACGTAGGTGGCCGTCCCCTTGACCATGTCGCCGACGGCGTACTCGGTCTCGACTTCGGTGCAGACCCAGCCGGTCGCGCCAGGCTCGGACGGCTCGGGAGCCACGCCAAAGAAAGAGCATGTCACCGATTGCGTGACGCCCCCGTCGTCGGCCCCGGCGCCGGCGTCCACGAGCGGCGCGTCTTCGTAGATCCGCTGGTTGTCCGAGAGCGTGGTCACGTCGACCTTATTCGACGAGCTCGCCGGATCTGCGGCGCTCGTCTTCACCTTGACGTTCGTGCAGCCGGCCGGGAGCGAAGGGCCGGGCGATGGGAGCGAGGACAGGACGGCCATGGGATCACTCCATCCAAGAGATCGACAGGGTCAGCTCGACGACGTAGGCGAAGGGCTTGTTCTGCCCCTCCTCGAACACGGGGTCCGAGTCCTTGCTGTCGACGATCAACACGCGGGCGATTGTCAGGTCGCCAGAGGCCCCGGCGAAGTTGCGGAGCTCCCGCCGGCAGGCGAGGGCCAGCTCGTGGGCCTCGGTGTAGGTCGCCCCGTAGACCTCGACGGTGAACGTCCCGGTCGTCAGCGTCTCGGAGTCGGCCTCCAGCGTGTCCTCGTCGGCCTGGCCGGCCTGGGAGAACATGAGGTAGGGCGGGTCGCCGGCAGGCCCGAGGAGCGGCCAGGCGTCGCAGCCGGTGGCCGACTCCAGCGTCTCGCGGAGCCAGGTCTGGATGAGCGTCTCGCCGGATCCTGGCATGGGTTAGCCCTTGTATCCTGGGTTCTTGCCGGAGGCGAGCTCGGCCGCCGCACGCTCCAGGCCGACCCGCAGCTCCTCGACCAGCCGCGAGGCGACCGGGCCGCGAATCTCGTGGAACGTCTGGTCCATCATCCGGCGGGCGGCCATGCGGGTCGTGCCGAACTCGTGCCAGATCGCCTTCCGCGACTCCATCCCGTACTTGTATCCCAGCCCGGCGACCGCGGCCCCGGTCTTGTTGTTGCCGATCCACCGCGCCCGCGTGGTCACCGCACGCCGCAGGGCACCAGTGAAGAGACGACGCTCGCCCTTGCGGCGGCGGCCGCGCCGCGTGCCGACCGGGGGCGTGTTGGACCGCAGCCGGGCCACGCCGTTCGCTGCTTTGATCGCGCGGCGCATGCTCGCCATCATGTGCTTTTTGCCGATGTGCCGCGGCAGCTCCTGGTAGTTCGCGGCGAGCGCCCCGATCTGTGACGACAGACTGCCGAAGTTCAGAGAGATCATGCTGCCTGCTCCTCCACGGACAACTCCATCGCCTCGCGGAATCCCTGCTCGATCACGCCCGAGATGTAGAGCAGGCGGTCGTCCCGCGAGAGCCACCGCAGCCGCCAATTCGCCTGGAGGCCCGGGTAGTAGCGGATCATGACGGTGGCCGAGGTCGTGCCGCCGACCTGGCCGCGGCGGGCCTGCTCGTTGTACGAGAGCGCGTCGTATGACCCGAAGGTCCGGCCGACCTCCGTCCACTCCTGGACGAGCTCGCCGACCGCGTTCCGCGTCTCCGTCGGAGACTCGATCGCGAACAGCTCCCGCATCCGGCCCGAGGCGACGACGCCCATCACCAGGCCCCCGAATGGCTGGAGGAGGCGAGGAGGGCGTCGAACGCCTGCGGCAGCTCGACCGAGCCATCCTCCGCGACGATCCCGCGATTCTTGAACGTGTGCTCGACGAACATCAGGAGGGCCGCCTTTACGTTCGGCTCGATCGGGTCGCCCGGCTCGACGCCGCCCCAGTAGGTCACGACGACCTTTCCGGAGACGTTCGCCGGGATTGTCACCTTCGCCGGCATGGCGTCCTCGTCGACCTCGAGGTCCCCGGCGTCGACCTCCTCCCCGCCCACGGTCACGACCAGGTCGTAGACCGAGCCGGTCAGGAGCGGCGGATTCGGCAGATGGAGAACGCGGCCCGCGGGGACCTCGGCCCAGGTCGCACGGTACTCGGTGGCGACCAGCGTCTGGCCGAGCCGCTTCTCGATGTAGCGGCGGCCGGCCGCGATCTTGTCGGCGATCAGCGTGTCGAACTCTGTGAACGCCTCGTTGATCGCGAGCTGGAGCTTCGCCTCGGAGAGCGTCACCGGCTCGGCCGAGGGCGTGGAGATCACGCGGACGGTGTCGGGCTTGCTCACGAGGCGGCCTCCTGGATGGTGGTCGACGCGATCACCTTCGGGGTCACCTGGTCGAAGACCACGCTCCCCGCGAACATGACGTAGGCCGTGTCGTCTTCGCTGCCGGACCCGGAGCCGCCGTCGAGTGTGCCGACCTCGACGGTCCAGACGCGGCGGCCGAACTCCTCTAGGTCGGCCGGGTCGACCGTGGCGACCACGGTCACAACGCCGTCGCTCCCCGTGGCGTCGAACACGTCGAGCAGGATCTCGTCGTCGCGGCTCGTGGCCGTGGCGTAGAGGTCGCCGGCCGGGAGATCCTCGCCGGTGGCGAAGGTGACGATCACCTCCCGGGGGCCCGAGCTGCTGTTGAGGCGGATCACGCGGCTCGTCGATCCCGACAGGCGGACCTTAGTGGGCATGTCTGGCGCTCCTGGTCTCGACCGCCGGGGCCGCCACGGCCCGCTCCATCCGCCGGTCGCCGGCCTGATCGAGCAGCGGCCGCTGGGTCTCGCGAACCGCGAGGCCATCCTCGACCAGCCGCTCCGCGAGTCCAGAGGTGGCTTGGATCACGACGCCGGCCCGGTAGCCGCGGTAGGCCTTCACGAGGCGGATCGGGTGTAGGTCGGCCACAGGGTTCTCCTGAAACGCAACGGCCCGGCGGAGGCATCCATGCCCCCGCCGGGCGTTCTGCGTGGGGGCGTCGCGAGAGATCAGCTACCCGCCTCGACCAGCTTCGCCACGAACGAGGCGTCGTGGTTGACCAGGCCGAACCGCTGGAGGCCGCGGAACTTCACGGCGTCGGTCGCGAACCCGGCGTGCTCGGAGGCCGAGATCACCAGGCCGTTCGCCTTCACCGCGACGGCGGTCGCCATGGCGAAGTCGCCGTAGAGGGCCAGCGTCCCGGCCGGCAGGCCGAGGCACTTGTAGACCGGGGCGCCCATGACGGTCGGGAGAACCCGCTCGCCGATGGTCGTCGACTGCGACACGACCGAGCTCTTCATGAGGTGCTCCCAGCCGGCGGACGACACGACCCAGGCCGTGTTCATGGCCCGGCTGTCGATCTTGCCGACCACCGAGGCCAGGTCCGCACCGTCGTAGTCGGTGCCGGCCTCGACCTCGTTCGCACCCGGGACCTCGTCGACCAGGCCGTCGATGCCCTTGCCGACATCGCCCTGGAGCCAGACCTCGTCGACCTTCTTCGCGATCGCCAGACCGAACCGGTTGGCGGCGAGCTGGGCCAGGTTGACCACCGCGGCCGAGTCCTGGATGAGCTCGTTCGAGAAGGACAGGATCCGGCCGGCCTTGTGGAGGTTGATCGTCACCTTGTCGGTGGTGGCGTCGTCCTCGGTCACGGCTTCGTGCTCGTCGAACCACTCGGCCGCGATCTCGCCGATCTTCGGGATCTCCAGCGTGTGGCTGGAGGTCGTGTAGACCTGGGCGAGCTGGAGGCCGACCGACTGGTAGCCGAGAACGTCGATATAGCCCCTGAACAGCTCCGGCGACACGAGCTCGGCGCCCTGGCCGTC